CACGGATTTAGAATGTGTCAAAAAATACTATGGTTATAGTAATGAAAAAGCATCACAAGCTCTAAAAATCCTTACACCAGAACAAATTAGTTTTATCAAACAACGACTTGAGATTGGAGGAACAAGATGAGTACTGTAGAACCTACGGTAAACTGGTCACAGGACCAGATGGTGGAGGTGTTCTTGAATGAACCTGATGACTTTCTGAAAGTACGTGAGACGCTGACCCGCATTGGTGTCGCTTCCCGTAAAGAGAAGAAACTCTATCAGTCTTGCCACATTCTGCACAAGCAGGGTAAGTATTATATTGTACACTTCAAAGAACTGTTTGCCCTTGACGGTAAGAGAGCAAACCTTACAGTAAATGACGTACAACGCCGCAATCGTATTGTTCGATTGTTGTGTGACTGGGGTCTGGTCACTGTAGCAAGTGAAGACCAAGTTCTTGATATCGCACCCTTGAACCAAATCAAAGTCCTTGCTTACAAGGATAAGGGTGAGTGGATTCTGGAACAGAAGTATAATATTGGTAAGAAAACCAAACCACAAGAAGCAGCAGCATAAATAGACTTGAGACTCTTTTCGTGCGGTCTCTACGAAAGTCGGAACACCCTATAAAGAGGTACGGTTTACCCGTTGCCTCTTTTTTTGTTTTATGCTATAAATATGTACGGATGCCTTCGGGGTCCACACAATCAAATCTCGCTTATCAAGGAGAAGTAAAGATGAACGGCAACATGCTCGCGAAGTATAACGCAGCCAACATAAATCAATTGTTGGAACGTATAAATAGAAACAGTATTGGAATGGATGAGTACTTTGATCGTCTGTTTGCTCTGCACGAAACAACGTCAAACTATCCGCCATACAATCTAGTCACGGTCAGCAACGTAGAGTCCCGACTAGAACTAGCACTAGCAGGTTTCAAAAAGAAAGAAGTTTATGTCTACACGCAAGACGGTAAACTTTTTGTCGAAGGACAAAAAGAAGACACAGAATCAGAAACTGAATATGTCCACAGAGGAGTGGCTCAGAGATCTTTCACCAGATCTTGGACACTCTCAGATGAAACGGAAGTTAGATCAGTTGTATTTGAGGATGGGTTACTGAGTATCACTCTGGGTAAAGTGGTGCCTGAAGCACACAAACGTAAGGATTATCTGTAACTGCTAACAAAATAAAGTTGCTGTTGCTACAGAAGTGTATCATAGTGATACAGTATAATATAGATAGTTATGTATTTACGGAGGACGACTTATGAATTTCACAGCCGCCACTCTTACCATTGGCACTATGTTTACTATTTTTCTTGGTGTCCCAATCGCCAGCGCACTACCCTAATGCACCGCCAGGTATAAATACCTATCCATTTACCACCCCATAATCATGGCAGTTTTAGCAGTAATAGCAATTTTAACAGGAAGTTTCGTTGGAGCAGCAGTACTTACCCCATCGCAAGACTAAATAAAACTGAATATCGTCGCCGCTAGGGGACAACTGGCAAAATCCAGTTGCGTCCCCTATTTTTTTGTGCTATGATATCCCTGATAGGAGGACTGTATGACCAAAAAAGAATTCAAAAAAATCGACAGTAAAGGTCGTGAAGAAACTTGGGAGTGGGAAGAAACTCCAGAAGTAAAATCTGCTCTTCAGAAATATCGTAAAACAATCTATGAACTGGAACTGAAAGCACCAGACTATGGAGTAGGTAAATGATCAAACTTCTTCTTATGAAATCCGGCGAGGATGTTATCGCCAATGTTGAGGAGATGTCATTTGGTGAGGGTGAGAACCGTAGGGTGGGTGGTTACTATCTGCATAAACCCTGTATCGTCAAACTGCTGACCAAGGCACAGATGGACCAAGACGACACCGGTAAGACTGGTTACAGGGTCTCTATGACGCCCTGGATGCCCCTCTCTGCCGATGAGACCATCCCTGTGGTCGCAGACTGGGTCGTGACTATGGTAGACCCTGTAGAAAAATTGCTAACTATGTATATCGAGGACGTATTGGACAATGGACCCAAAGACAGTGAAAGTGATTCATCTGATGAACAACCAACTGCTGATAACGCAGATTGAAGAAATAGGTGCTGAGATTGGTGAACCAGATTGTAAACTGGTTGAACCGTATACTGTTGACCCTTCAACCTTGGAACTTGAACCTTGGTTGCTGAACATTACTATGCAGAACGAATTTATGATTAGTTCTGATAAGATACTGACGCTGGCAGAACCAACGTCTAAACTTTTGAAAAAATACGAGGACTTATTTTAGTGGCACTGGACTTCTATACAAACGTACAATTGATTGGTAACCAGTTTCTGGTTCGTGGAGTTAGAAATGGTAGACGTTATGAAATGAGGGATGAGTTTTTCCCTACTATGTTTGTAAAGTCCAAGAAAGATACCAAGTATCGAACACTAACTGGGGAGACTGTAGAAGAGGTGCGTCCGGGCACAGTTAGAGACTGTCGTGAGTTCTACAAGAAGTATGATGATGTAGATGGATTTGCTATTTACGGAAACGACAGGTATATCTATCAGTATATCTCAGACAAGTATCCACAAGATGAAATCAAGTTTGATATTAGTCAAATCAAACTAGTAACACTTGATATTGAGACCACAGCAGAATATGGTTTTCCCGATGTTCAGTCTTGTCAGGAAGAGATTCTTGCGATTACAATTCAGGATTACACCACCAAGGAGATTATCACTTGGGGCAGGAGACCTTTTGCTAATAAGCAGAAGAACGTAACCTATCACCATTGTCCAACTGAACACGAATTGCTCAGTCACTTCATCAACTATTGGATGACTGATGTCCCTGATGTGATTACTGGTTGGAACATTCAGTTGTTCGATATCCCGTATATCTGTAAGCGATTGAATCGTGTGCTTGGAGAGAAACTGATGAAACGTTTCTCACCTTGGGGTCTTGTATCCGAAGACGAGACATTTATTATGGGAAGAAAACACGTTGTCTTCGACATCGGTGGTGTGACTCAACTTGATTATCTTGACTTGTATAAGAAGTTCACTTACAAGGCACAGGAATCATATCGTCTGGATTATATTGCTCAAGTAGAACTGGGTCAGAAGAAACTGGACCACTCTGAGTTTGAAACCTTCAAAGACTTCTATACCAAGGGTTGGCAGAAGTTTATTGAATACAACATCATTGACGTGGAACTGGTTGATCGTCTTGAGGATAAGATGAAACTTATCGAACTTGCATTGACTATGGCGTATGATGCTAAGGTCAATTATGTAGATGTGTTCTATCAAGTTCGTATGTGGGATAATATAATTTATAACTATTTAAAGAAAAGAGACATAGTTATCCCACCTAGGAAAAAGGAAACCAAGAGTGAGAAATACGCAGGAGCCTACGTCAAGGAACCGATACCTGGAAAGTATGACTGGGTGGTTAGTTTTGACCTCAACAGTCTTTATCCTCACCTTATTATGCAGTATAATATTTCCCCAGAAACACTACTTGAAGAACGACACCCTACCGCCACCGTTGATAAAATACTTAATGAAGAAATAAACTTTGAGTTGTATAAGGACAATGCTGTCTGTGCTAACGGTGCTATGTACCGTAAGGATGTGCGTGGATTCTTGCCTGAACTAATGGAAAAGATGTATGGAGACCGTGTTATCTTCAAAAAGAAAATGCTTGAAGCCAAGCAGCAGTATGAGAAGACGCCTACTGTGGCACTTGAAAAAGAAATCGCTAGATGCAACAACATTCAGATGGCGAAGAAGATTGCTCTTAACTCTGCTTATGGTGCTATTGGTAATCAATATTTCCGATATTATAAACTAGCAAATGCAGAAGCAATCACCCTTTCTGGGCAGGTAAGTATTCGATGGATTGAAAACAAGATGAACAAGTATCTAAATAAGATACTTTCTACGGAGGAAGTTGATTATGTCATCGCCTCAGACACTGATTCAATATATCTTAATATGGGACCTCTTGTTGATAAATTTTTTGCTTCTAAGTCTGGCGACAAAGCAAGGATTGTGGGGTTACTTGATGTGGTCTGTAAAGAAAAGTTGGAACCTTACATTGATGCCTGTTATTCGGAACTGGCGGAGTACGTATCGGCGTATGACCAGAAGATGCAAATGAAGCGTGAGAATATTGCTGATCGTGGTATCTGGACTGCGAAGAAGCGATATATTCTCAACGTATGGAACAGCGAAGGCGTTCAGTATGCTGATGCTAAACTGAAGATGATGGGAATTGAAGCAGTCAAATCATCAACACCAGCACCTTGTCGTAAGATGATTAAGGATGGTTTGAAGTTGATGATGAATGGTACAGAAGAGGATGTTATCAAGTTTATTGATAAGTGTCGTCGTGAATTCAGGAAACTACCCCCAGAAGAAATCTCTTTCCCCCGGTCAGTTTCTGATGTAGAAAAGTACAAGTCATCGTCTGATATCTATTCAAAAGGAACTCCCATTCACGCTAGGGGAGCACTGCTATACAATCACTACATCAAGAAGAATAAACTTGATAATAAGTATTCATTGATTCAGAATGGTGAGAAGATTAAGTTCTGCTACTTGAAGAAACCAAACATCATTCACGAAAATGTTATCTCTTTCATTCAGGAGTTTCCAAAGGAACTCAATCTGAATCAGTATATTGATTATGATTTGCAGTTTGAGAAATCATTCCTTGAACCAATGAAAACTATTCTTGATGCTATTGGTTGGCAGGTAGAGAAAACTGCTACTCTTGATTCATTCTTCACATAAATAACTAAAAAATGTAGCGGCGATGTCGAGAGCAAGATCTTTAGCGAATCTGGCGAATAGTGGTGTATTCTCCGCTGACGCCAGCACAAGTAGAGTTGGTATCAATAGTTCAGCACCAGAAAGAACATTAGATGTTGTTGGTGATGGACGGGTTAGTGGTAGTCTATCTATTGGTGGTACAATCAACTATGAAGATGTAACGAGTATTGACTCTATCGGTGTCGTCACTGCAAGACAGGGTGTTCATATTGTATCTGCTGGTGCGTCGATTTATTCTCCAGCAAATAATACGATGGCGCTGGGCACTGGTGGTGATGAACAGATAAGAATAGATGGTAATGGTCGTTTATTAATTAATACCTCATCTAGTCGTGTTGTTGGGGGAACGGGAGAAAGATATCTTCAATTAGAGGGAACTGGATTTGAGCAGTCATCAATGTCTATTACTAGACATTCAACTTCTGCTAGTGGTGGTTCAAACATTCTTTTGGGTAGAACCAGATCGACAGAAAATGGAGGTTCGATTATTCTTCAAGATGGCGATAAGGTAGGTTCTCTAACTTGGGCACCTGCCGATGGTACAGACACGGGGAGCAACTGTGCTATAATTGAAGCATATATTGATGGTAATGTTGGAGTAAACAGCACTCCAGGTGCTCTTGTATTTAAAACAACTCCTAGTGATGCATCAACAACCACAGAAAGACTTCGCATAAATTCTCAAGGTAAGTTTGGATTTGGAATTAGTGACCCTTCAGCAACTTATGAGTTTCACCAACCAACTTATAGTACTTCTGGTAGTAGCTTGGCGTCTATTACTATTGGAACTTCATCAACAATAAGTCCCTTTATAGTTGAGCCGAACGGACAAGTTTCCATTGGTAAAAGTTCTTACATTGGAGACGTGAATCTGGGCGTCATGGGCAATGCTAATGCACCAGTTTCTATTTACACGAAAAACTTTACCAGTGAGGGTACTTCTGGTGATGTTTATAATATGACTGCTGCTGCGGCATATTCGGCTCAAAAAGGCGAGTTACTAATTGAAGGAACACAAGCAGGTGTAGCAATAGGAGAAGGACAAGCATGGGGAATTAGATTCCACCAAGCTGATGGTACTGGTAGTAGCAGTAACAGATGCTCTGCTGCAATTCATGCACATAGAGAAGCAAGTAATTCAGGTTCTACTCAATTAGCTTTTAAGACGAGACAGGGTACAGGTAGTATGGATACCCGTCTTCTTATTAAGTCGGGAGGCGCTGTAGGAATCGGTAGTACGCTTCCGCGTACTAGACTTGATGTCAATGCAGAACCTTCTAATGCTAGAATTAGTTTTTCTTCTCCCACTGTAAGAAATAATTATGTGGGACTTGATGCAGTTGCAGATTCAATGTGCATCGCCGTGGATGATAATAGTGAAGGTGATGATAGTTATTTCAAACTTAGAGTTGATGGTAATGAAACTATAAATGCATTAGACAAGGT